AAAACTACACTATTTCTTGTTTCTATCACTTCAGGGTCTAATGTAACGCTATTTAGTAAAGATGTAGCTCCAACACCAGTCACAGATGTAGAAACATTAACAGATTTTTTGACACTTAAACGTATTGGGGTGATATCATTGTAACCACCACCTGACTCTATGTAATACTTACGATCAGTTCCTACTGCTAAAAATTTATCACTCGCTAAATTAGTCCAAGCGTGTAAGGTTCTAGGAAAACCTAAATAGGTATTATTTGAAAGTTTTTCCCAACCACCTATTTTTTCTGGATAGCCAAATCTAAATCTAACTTTATCACAATCATTCCAACCACCCTCATTACTGTATGCTGTAATTTCTTTATTTATTCCTGGACGAAACTGTAGTTTAGCAAAGGGCATTATTAACTCGTTACGACAGGGTTTAAAGAGCGACCTATCTCGTACATATTAGTACCGTCACTTAAAAATACTAAAATATCTCTAGCACTTGCTGAAGTTGATAAAGTAGGAACACTAGACGAAAATTTATAAATGCTATTAAAAGTAATGGTACGACTGCCAGTACCATCTTGTATTAAGGTAAGAATGTAAACTCCTCCTTGCACTTGATTAGTTGCCGCACCTAGTGTCCTATTTGCTGTCAGAGTAACTTTGGTAACTTGATTAGCACTAGCATCCCAAGCAATAGTGCTTGCATCTGTTAAAGTAGTTTCGTTGAAATTTTGTGTAGCCGTAAACTCTTGAGCAGTAGCCAATAAAGCAGGAGTGCCACTATTTAATGTTCCTGTAATTGTTAAGTTGCGTATGCCGCTAGTATCTTTGTTTGAGTCCACAACAACCGCTTTAGAAGCTGCAACTGTTCCTGCTGTGGTATCCACATAATTTAACTCTGATGTGGTTGCTGTAACACCATCTAATAAATTAAGTTCTGCGGCAGTGGATGTCACTGCTGTGCCACCTAAACCAATATTTAATAAGTTTGTAAAATCTTTTACAGTAGCACCTGATCCCCCACCATCTGCGTATATAATCTTTGCAGAACCATTGGGAATATCTACGTTTTTAGTGCCATCCGTAGTGCCTGTTCCTTGAATAAATCTCGCTGTTTGGCCTGAATTATTATAAACAAAATAAATCTTATTTGCGTCACTAGGAGATATGGTTATTGTATTTAAACCACTTGGAGAACCACCTAAAACTAATAATTTAAAGGCACCCTCTGATACAGAGCTACTATCAAGACCATCCGTCGTGGACAAAGTTTTTTCTGTGCCAGATAATGTAATTGATTTAACACCATTAAGTGCCCTATCAATAATATCTAAATTATTATTAGTAGTTGTACCCCATGTTCCAGCTTTATCACCAGTGGTTATTAATTCTATACCTGTGTTTAATGTATATGTACTCACTTATGCAGCCTCCTCTGTCCAATTGGGGTTTTGTGATGGTGTTGTCTCACTCCAAGAAGGTGTTTGACTTGCCGTTTCTTCAGACCAAACAGGATTTTGATCAGGTACAACCAATCCCCATATTGCAACAATACCAATATTTCCTTGCATTGACAATCCTGTGACTGATACAACAGCACTACCAATAGGTGTAATATTACCAGCAGTAGAGTTACTACTAACTCCAGTTACTGATACGGTTTGTAATAAATCAATACTTACCGATCCTATAGCAGAGGTGGCTGATACACCTGTAGGCGAAATAATACTTACAGTATCTATTACTACTGTACCTAAAGAAGTTGTACTCGATACACCTGTAACACTGACTATTGAAGAAAGTACAACAGTTACATCACCTAATGCACTATTACCTGTATTCCCTGTTACATCTAAATTAGCATCACCTGTTACAGACTCTTCACCTAATCCACTTGTTGTAGCCTGCCCACTTACCCCAGATACAGCATCGCCAATAACCGATACAGAACCAACACTTGTTGTTCCTGTTACAGCAGTTGGGCTTACGACTGCTTGTGCTAACTCTGTTGTATCCCCTAATGCACTAGTAGCAGTTACACCTGTTACAGCAAAAGTAGCTCCAGCTAATATATCAGGAGTGTTAATCGCACCTGTCGCCTCTACCCCCGTAACGGCAAATGCTGTAATTAATTCTATTGATACAGAACCAACAGTTGTGGTCGCACTCTCTCCTGTAGGAATAACCACACAACTACCTACTTCAGTAGTGTTACCCAGACTACTTGTTGCCACCCCTAATGTAACATCAACATTTGAGTTACCGCTTACAGTGAAATTACTACCAACAGCAGAAGTAGCAGTTTGCCCTGTCACATCTAAATTTACCGAGCCAACAAAAGTAGTGTTACCTACTGAACTTGTAGAAGAGACACCAGAAACACTACATATCGCATTACCAAGAACAGTTATATTACCAACAGCAGAAGTACCAGCAGTGCCTGAAACACTAACACTTTCATCCCTAGTGTTTGATACTTGAACAGTTCCTACTTGTCCTGTGGAACTTACACCAGTTACAGATAGATTAGCTCCACACCTAACAGACTCTTCACCCAGATTGGCGACACCACCAGAAGCACTAACACCTACGACTGCCGCTCCTGTTAAGTTTGCAGAACCAGCTGTTGATGTGCCTTCTGCTCCTGTAGGTATTGTCTTTGCTGTGCCTGTTACAGTTTCACTACCTAATGCGCTTGTAGATGCAACTCCTGTTGCAGATACAGACACAGAGGTAAAGGCAGTCTCATTACCTAAAGCAGAAGTAGCAGAAACTCCTGTTGCAGATACCCCTACCCCAGCACCAATTTGCTCATTGCCTAGACCACCGACTAATTCAGTCGTGTTACCTACGCTTAAAGTAGCTGTACCTGTAACAGTTTCATTACCTAAAGCAGAGGTTGAAGATACCCCAGTAACGCTAAAAGCTACATTGGTTGATACTGTTTCATTGCCTAGAGCAGATGTTGCCGCAACACCACTAACACTGAAACTTACGCTTTCAGACCCCGAATCAGCAAATGCAGCCGCAGCAAACGGTAGGGTTGAAAACATACTTTATCCTATAGTGGCTCCGGCCAGTCATTTATCGGTGCGTTACCAGTAGGATTACCATCACTGTCTACGGGAATATCCCACAAGGCTACAAATGCCGCATGGTCAGACGCATTTGTTATCGCTGTTTCGATTGTGCCAGAAGCTGTTCTGACAGCTGCACGATAAGTTGATACATTTGTTGGGATAGTTTTAGTGCTATCTTCTGCTTTTCGTATTATGTACCAATCTGTAGGGGACAGCAATGAATCTGCTGTATTCTTTGTATTAGCTATCCAAGCTGTTTTTAACTCAGCTACATCTCTAGGATTACCAGCTGACAAGTAGAACCTACTGTCAAAAGGTGTAGGGTCAGCTTCCCATTTAAGACCCACAGCTTTCTTTTCTGCATCTGTAGTGAGTGTTAACCAATTACTTGGATACTGATTACCATTAGAATCTATCCAACTTCTTCCAGTATTTATTGTTTTTGTACCTAGCTTCCACGGCATTATTTATCTCCTACTTTGCATTCGCATATTTAAAAGGCATCTCAGAAAATGCCATGTAGATGTAGTCATGTCCAGAACCATTATATACATCACCACTTCTTCTTAATTTGAATCCATTAGAATAAAAATCAAAACAATCTGTGCCGCTTGTACTCTCTGCGGTATCATCATTTGGATTTAGTTCCAATTTTTCTTCAAGAGGATTATTATTAATAACGGTTGTATCAGACTCATTTGTAGAACCTCTTTTGTTATCATACACAATCCATCTGTTACTAGCATCAAATTGTTTAACTATAAGAAAAGCAGGACGAAACCCTAAATACACATACGCACCATCTACATTTCCGTTTCCTTCGTATCTACCAAATTTAGAATATCCTGCGATTGAGTGAAAACAGTAAGCAATGTAATCTTTTGAACTTGAATTAGTATGTGAACTTGTACCAACAGATATAACTGTGGATGTTGGTGATGTGCTATTGAACATTGACGTACTTGCGGTTATAGCCGCAGTTGTGTTTAGATTAACAAACTGTGCGTTTCCAAGAGATACATGAAAATTTGCCCAGTTTGTTCCATCCGTTTCTATTCGTTTATGTATCACCCACTCAGGTGCAGAACTTAAACCATGTGCAATAGTGGCATTTGACCCCGTACCTTCATATTGAACAATACTAAACCCTGCCTCTGTATTAGCTGATATTTTTTTTGCAGCAATCGTTCCTGCTAAATTCGCTGTGGAAGCACTACCATTTATCATAACAGAACCTGATGTAGGTGCGGCTCCTGCCGCTTCACTATTCGTTGCGGTTGGAGTGCCTCCTGCAAGCCATGTCCAACCAACATAAGTTTGACTACTCTGATTTGTTGAACCGCCATCACCAAGACTAAATCCATTACTATCAAAACTTGTTAAGTTTACCGTACTAGAGGTATTTGCTACAGTTGAATTAGTTTGTATAAATACATCAGTGCCTCTTATTGTATCATAAACCATGTGACTAGATGTACTACTTCGCTCTTTTATCCAAACCCAATCTGGTGAAAATTCATAACTAGATATACTTTGACTTGAGCCGTTGCCCGTCCAAAGATTTGCTTCAAAGTAATCTTCTGGAAGTTCATCGTTTGAAGGGGAAATACTTGGGTCTGGAAGATTTTTAGCACATAGAGCCTTAAAACCTGATGGCACTGCACTGTGAAATGCGCCTATACCATTAGTGTCCGAATTTGGAGGATCAGGTGCTGTCTCATCACCTGCAAAAGTGCTATCCTGACCAAAATTTGCTGAATATCTTATATCTTGGCTAGTAGAGCTATCACCACAAGCAAATAACATTTCGTTACTGCTTATGAAAGATTGTGATACTGCTGAACCAACATTGCTACCATTTTTAGAAAATTGAATTGTGCCATTTTCTAAATCTACTGCCATGCCTATAACATCCCCTACGGTATAGGTTGCAACAACTTCTACTTGTGATCCATTAACAGCAATCTTTCCTGTCACACTTGTATAACTTACATTATCAGTCGTAGGTGAATCAAAATTATTAGTTTCTATATATTGATTCGCTTGGTCAACAGATATTATTCCAACTCTCATATGACCACTATCAGCTTTGTATCTATACTCAGCATAAAATTTTTGACCACTGCCTGTTGGCATAGCCATTGTGCTAAAAGTTGTACCTCTACCGCTATTAGACGTATCCACCTCTAAATTTCCGTGACGAGGGTCGACATGGCTACTTAACGCTTGTCCTATTTGAGGATTAAGAGTAGGGAAATTATTAGTTGGGCTATCTGGCATAACATCAAAAGCATTTAAATTTTGAGAAGTATAATGATTTGATTGACCACTTGTATCTGCGCCAATGGTAGATGAAGAAGCTGTGCCTGTTCCAGTTTGCTTGAACTGTAACCTATATCCATTTGTTCCGTATGTTAAACCACTTGTGTCTTTAGGTATCCAAACACCTGATTTAGTTTCACCAAAGCTACTTGCATCTAATGCCTGACCATCAATAAAATTAACTTCTGCCATATAGCCATCAAAGTTTAGACCATCTGGATTTACTCTTCTGCCAATTTCATGTTGTATAGCAGTATTAAATACACTAGCCCTATTTTCTGTGGGTAAAGAAGATGAACTAAAACTTGTTATTCTTACTCCATTACAAAACATCCGCATCCTATCTGCTTGCGTTGAATTTGTTGTATCCCAAACAAAAACAAGATTATACCATGAACTTGTATCCCGTAATAATTTATTACTCACAATAAAATTATTAGCTGTGCTATTACTTTCAAAATACATTTTATTGCTGTTAATTAGTATTTGATTAGAATTAGAGTTTGCTGACCAAAGTGTGACATTTTGTAAATCTCCACGTTTAACCCAAGCACTCCAAGTCCAAGTCGTTGTGCTGCCTGCACCAGAGGGTGTTTTTTCAAGCCTTTGATTATCGCTATCATCAAATCTTAATGAGTTTTGTATTTCAAAACCATAGAAATTTTCAGAACCACCAGCCGCTATATTAAATAAACTACTCATGACACATTCAACGCTCTACCAATTTCAAACATATTTGTTCCATTACTTACAAAAACCAATACATCTCTAGCACTTGCAGTTGTGGTTAATGTGGGTGCAGTACCACCGACAAATTTGTAGTTACTATTGAAAGATAAAGTTCTAGATCCTGTACCATCTTGTATAACAGATATAACATACACCCCACCATCTATTTGATTACTGGCCGCACCTAGCGTTCTATTACCCCCAAGCGTTACACTCGTTACTTGGTTAGCACTTGCATCCCATGAAACTGTAGAACCATCTGATAATGTCGTAGCATTAAAATTTTGTGTGGCGGTAAACTCTTGTGCTGTTTTAAGGTTTGCTACTGCAAAACCTCCAGCTTGTGACCCGTCATGAACAACAACAGTATCTTTATCTGTGTCAACCGTAACTTCTCCAACAGCTCCAGTAAAAGAACCTGTTTCTGATGTTGTGCCTCTTCTAAATTGTACTTGTGTAGCCATTATGCAACCGATCCAAAATCTTCGGTTCCTGTTACAGAACCTGTTACTAAACCAAAATCTTTATTCGCAGGAACACCTAAATTAGCTGGTGTTATTTTTTTCATTGTACCACCATCGTCTATAAGCACAAAGTCTGCATCACCGCTTGATGTGGTGGTAGCAGGAGCATCTGAATTTGATGTTGTTAATACAGCAGAAGAAAGTCTTGCATCAGCAACTGTACCTGATAGCTGAGAAGCATTTATTGTTTTGTTTGTAAGTGTGTCTGTAGAGCTTGCTGTGATAGCACCTATATCAGATAACACTTCAGAAGCAGAGCGACCCTCTATGGCAGTGCCGTCTACTCGTAAGAAATCATTATCAGCAACACCGCTCGTAAACTTAGGAACATTTGTATTAGAAATGCCTGTGTCTAAAGTTGCGGCAGTTCCTAAACCTAACGATGTTCTTGCTGTAGAACCAGATTCTGCTACAAAGTTACTCCCGTCACCAACTATAAAATTTCCGTTAGTTACAGCTAATCCGGCAACATCTTGTAGCTGTGCGTCTAATCTAGCATTAGGAACAGTGCCACTACTTAACTCAGAAGCATTTAATGAAGTTAAACTTGCGCCACTGCCATCAGTAAGCTGAACAGTGCCAGTTGCATCAGGCAATGTAATAGTTCTATCTCCACTTGGGTCTGCCACAGTTAATGTAGTTTCATTAGCATTTGATGTAGCACCTTCAAATATTAAATTAACACCTGTGTTAAGTTGAACATCTCTTCCATAAAAATTAGTTTTTCCATTACCTTGAAGTTGAAGCCTGTGGGACATTGCCCCACCAGACATAACTTTAAAATTCACTGCTCCGTCTTCAGTGGTATTAGATGCGTCATTAATCTTAACTTCCATTTGAGCATATGTGGTTTGATTATCAGCATCATCTTCAGCATCAAACTTTATTATTCCTATTGCATCTGCATCTGCAGGAGAAGAACTATTTCGGTATATTGATAAAACTGGACCTTCATCAGCAGATGCATCTGTTGAAGTCACAGTGAGGTCGCCTGTAACGCTTACATTACCACTAGCATCTCTAAAGACTGCTTTTTCTGCTGGCTGAGTGCAGAACAGTGTTTTTGTACCAGCACCCCAATTAACAGCGTTATCAGAGTTACTAGACTGTAGTATCGTAGTTCGAGCTAACGTAGTGCCAGAGGAGGTATAAGTGCCTATACCCACCTCAAAATCAGAACCAAGAGTGCAAGCGTAATAAGTAGTGTTGCCATTACCGATTGAACCAAAAGACTCAAACCCAGTGACAGCACCAGCAAGAGTATAAGTGCCAGTTCCCGTTGTGGTCGAGGTTTCTTTGACCCTATCGGCAAGTACGAGTGCCACATCGTCACCTATGCGATACGAATGATCGCATTACTCGCATCTGCTGTTGGAAACTGTATAGTAAAAGTACCAGCCGTAGATGTTTTGTTACTAGTAAAATCAAGCACCGCAACAGCTTTGTTAGAATCACTACTATTGTAGATCAAAGCTCCCATCGCTGTGATCGTAGCCGTTGTAAAACTAAGATCCGCAAAATCAGTAATTGCTGTAGTGCCAGAAAGCGAAGGGTCTACTCTAGTCAATGAACCACCACCAGTAGCATAAGTTCCACTTGAAGCAACTTCTCCAGTTGTTGTGAATGCAGTTGTTGTTGCTCCTAACGTAGCGGTTGTTGATGATTTACCACCAGAACCTTCAGCATATAAAGCAAGTTTAAAAGTATCCCCACCTGAGTTTTTAAAATTGTGTACAGCCTCTAACAACTCTTTTTTAAAGGAACTACACATTGCTTGTGCTATAGCCATTTAAATTCTCCTTACAAGATCAGCCATTTCTTTTTGTCCAGCTTTGGACATCTTATATGCGATAGTAGCACGTTCTTCTCGTCTTGCCAATTCTATATAATGATACAAAACTTTTTGCAAACTACCTTTGAATACTTCAGCCTGTTCTTTTATCACGGGTGGTGCTGTATCAGACACTCGCATCACCTTATCCATTGCTAATTCTGTTAATTGTTCAGAGCTTAAACCACCTTCATCAGAGGTCATTACATTTACTGAATTAATATTTATATCTGTTGATACGCTAATCATTTTTTGCCCTTTTCCATGTAAGTAACATTTGGTATATCATGCCTTCCTATTAAAACAGGATCTTTTGAATCTAATGGCTCTGGAGGAGTCATTTCTTTCTGCCTGGTTATAACTAACTTTCCGTTTTGAACAGATTGTACCAATGGATTATCTAATCTATGATAACCATAAAGCCTTTCATTATCAGGAACATTTGAATCTAACAATGTTGATCTTTTAGCAACATGAATAGCTATGTTGTCTTTCAAAGCAACAGCACACCAAAATTCAACACAAGCTCTTCCTGCTTCAGCAAAATGAATATTTTGTTGGTATGAAAAATCAACACCAAAAAGATGTATTTTTTTTACTTTTGAGTAAATTGCAAAAGCAATAGCGTAAGCCACAGTATTATTAAAATAAGAAACCCCTACTTTTTGTATTACTTTTTCTAAAGGGTACTCTACTATTTCAGGAACTCTTTCATCTAAACAACAAGAGTATATTGGTCCCTTATTAGGTGTTTCAAGTAAAAATTCTTTACCTATTCCTGTTTGTTTTCCTGCTTTTACATCATCTAAAAATCTAGAAGCAGGATCCATCATAAATGTGCGGTCTACATGAAAAATAGCCCCAATACAATTTATGCCCCATACTTCATCATACTTTTCTGAATTTATTCTAGTTAAAACAAACTCAGAAAAAGAGCCGCCTAATGCTACAATGGCGACTTCTTTGCCCTTTAATTGATTCATGTTTTTGGATTAACCTTTATACCATCTCTGAAAGCATCTTTATTTTCAGTGGACTCCCCATAGTTTTTAAGTCTAGACATAGCTTCTATAAATCTATTGTTATACAAAGTTAAAAATTCTTGCTCACCCTTCATAAAAATATAAGCTTCATATAAACTACCAAATAACAAAGTATCTGGTGCGTTTGTTCCTAGCCAAGAAGTGCCATCAGATGTTGCTGTTATTGATTGTGGTCTGTAATAATAGTGCAATTCGGCTGAATAATTTGCATTAGGGGTAGGACTTACAATAAAATTGTCTACGTCAAAATAAGCGTAATATCTGGGAACTCCTGTTGTAGCAGGATTAGGGTTAAACTCTTGCACATAGTTTACATCTTTAAAAAGTAAAAATTCATGATTGCTAGAATTTATAACAGATAAAGAAATAGATCCTAAATAGTCATCTGGCACTGCTAAAAATTTATTACCGCTACTAAGTGTTCCTGTAACATTTTTTCTAAAATATTCTAACTCTACTAATTTTAATATGCGTTCTTCTGCGTTCTTAATAAAATTAGGAATATTGTTAACAAAAGTCGTTTCAGTATTTTCAGTGTATTCTTTGATTGCGTTGGTTAATGTAGTGTTTGTATAGCTCATGATATGCTCACCGTAACTGTTCCTACGCTACCTGTTAAAGTATTTAAATCCTCAATAGATGAAGGTATAATATCTTTTCCTGTGCTAGTAAATACAATAAAAGGTATATTATCATCGCTAACATCTGGTCTGGGATTTCTAATAGCTTCTGCATCTGGTATTGTCCTAATAGGCTCTAATTGAGGATGCTTTGCTTCATACTCATCTGGCCCCACTAAAGAACCATTCCACTCTTTTCTCATATCTTTTAATCGATATCTAAAACCAGACCTATCAGAAATGCCAAAAGCATTTTTTCCTGCTGCGAATCTAGCCATTATGTAACTCGATATAGAGATAAATTAGGGGTTATATTAAATGAAGCTCTATCTCTATCTTCTGCTTGCGCCCTATCAAATTCTTCATCATATATAGCTTTTAAAAGTTGCACTCTTTCAGGGGCTTTTTTAATTGATATATAATAAGCAAGACCAGCAGCTAAACACGGGTAAAATCTAAATGGAACCTCTACCGTATTTGTAAATGTATCTGCATCATTTATTCTAGTTAGACAATCAAATATTAAAACATCTGTACTGTTTTCAGGAGTAGGCCATATTTTAATTTTTGGTGTTAACTGTCTGTCGATAAAGAATTGAGTTGGTCTTGATTCTGTAGTTTTATTAGGTATAGATAAATATTCATCTCTAGATATTCTGTCCATTGATAAATCAGTTCCATCTCTTCTTATCACCATAGATAATACGTCAATTACATCTGTTCCTAAATCATAATCATTGTCAGATTTAGTTACAGTTTGTGTTCTTTGAGCGATAGTCCATTGGTTAAGACCACGATTAGCCCAATCTGCAAACAACAAATTTAAAGACCTCTTTGCTGTTTTTAGATCATAGCCTGTTCTTACCTCTAAGCCACATCGCTCATAAGCTTCTTCAATGTAATCTGATACATCTAATTCAAAATCAGTAGAGCCTGAAACAGTCATTATTTCTTCTTAGCCTTACCGCCTCTCATCATTTTCTTGGCTTTACCGCCACCCATCATTCCCATAGCTTTTCTGGGAGAAACACCGCCACCTCGCATCATTTTTTTGGCTTTGCCACCTCGCATCATTTTTTTGGCCTTGCCACCACCCATCATGCCTTTTGGCTTCACTCTTGTAAGACTAAACCCCATTTTTTTAGCTAACTCTCTTAAAGCAGCGGCAGACATTTGAGGGGTAACAGGGTTAGGTTTTTTATTATCAGCCATTTTTTAATCTCCTATAAATGGATTTTCTACGTTTATATAAAGACTCTGCATTATAATAATCTTCACATAGATTATAATACCCCTTTACTCTAAGGGAATCTGATGCTTCTTGCAACTTACTTAATCGTTGATAAAAAATCATTGCATAAGAAGGAATATCTTCATCATCCATATCAAGGCTGTCATCTAAAAATTCATTACTTTCGTCATCAGGATGAAAACCCATTAAATACATATCTTTAGTATTGTACTTACCATCACTAATATCTTGATTTAAATCATCTAAAAAAATATCCATTTCATCCAAATCCATAGGAGAAAAATCTATTAATATAATAACATCTTTACTGTCATCCCAATCATTTATGCAAGAATATATTAAATCTTGCCCTTCTATATAATTAAACAAAAAACCTACTTTATCGTTTTTCCAAGCAGATTTGGCATATGGACACGCTGGTAAATTATTATAATTTTCATTAGGATACTCTAAAGCATCCTTAGACCATGATCGTAAATCGGATATTATTTTTCGTTCTATTTCTGAATACATTATAAACTGCCCTTGTTTACAAATAACCAAGTTATTCCTAATATAAAACAACTAATAAATATTACTAAAAAGGTTATCGATATAGCCTCTATAAAATGTCTTCTAGCCTCTCGCTGTGCATATAATGTTTCCTTACGTTGCTTTCTAATATCAGCTTCCATGCGTAATAGTTCTTGCCAAGCGTTAGGGCCACACATTGAAGATATTAATTTTCTT